TTATTAACTCAAATCAAAGAATTTTTATTGATGGACTTTACAAAGATTTCAGTGCCTTCTTCACAGTTTCTATCACCAATGCAGACATTTCTGAACGCAATGTCATCCCATCAGGACTTGCAACCCTCTCAGGTGCAGCTACTTATGTCGGTGTGCCAGCAGTCGAATCTGCCGTTTTGGCAGTTGCAGTTGAAGTTTTCCAATCCCGAATTGCTCCAGGTGGACAAATCGAGGGTGTAGATTTCACATCAGTTTCACCTTATAGACTCGGGCGGTCACTATTCAACAGAGTTTCGGGGTTGCTCGGTCAATACCTCGATGTTGAAACAATGGCGCAATAATGCCAGCCTCAACAATTCTTTCGGATGTTCGTCAGCCTCTTGCAACCGCGCTTGGTGGCGTTGCAGCTAATGTTTATGCCTATGTTCCCGAAGCGCCTCAAGTACCGTTTTGCGTGACAGTTCCTGACTCTCCTTATTTAGAATTACAGACAATCGGCAAGTCAACTTTACACACAAAGATAAATCTTGTCATTTCAGTTGCAGTTGCTTACAACTCCAATCCAGCAAGTTTGGACAATTTGGAGCAACTAATCATGAGCGTTCTCGCCGTCATCCCTGTTGGGTACACGATCGAGTCGGTTGAAAAACCAACAGTTACTCAAGTCGGTCCATCAAATGTTTTGGTGTCCGATGTCCGAGTTTCCACTTACTACACACAAACAACCTAAAGGAAAATAAATGGCAACGACAGTAATAACAGGTCGCGACATTTCTTTGTCGTTCACAGGTGGAACAGACATCGAAGCGCAAGCGACATCAGCAATCCTCACAAAAACAAATGTTCGTGAAACCTATCAAACACTTGATGGTGAAGCGTATAAGACAGTTAACATCGAAGGTTCTTTTGCACTTGAAATGCTTGCAGACTGGGGTAAGGCTAACTCAGTGTGTGAGGCACTATGGACTGCAGCAGAAACTGCACCTGATAACACAATCACAATGACAATGACTGCAGCTACAGGCGCAGTGTTTGCGTTTGATGTTTTCCCTGAGTTTCCAACTGCAGGTGGAGCAGGAACTGATGCTCAGACAGTATCATTCACATTCAAAGTCCAAAAGGGCGCAGTAACAGAAACATTCAGTTAAGAAATAGAAACGGGAGCACAAAATGAAACTGCCTATTCTGATCGAGTTTAATTCAGGTGAGAAAGCAACCTATGTTGCACAACCGCCTGAGTGGGCTAAATGGGAAAAAGCAACAGGCAACACAATCGGCAAGGCTCAAGACTCCATCGGAATTTGGGACTTGATGTTTTTGGCTTACAACTCAATGAAGCGTGAGTCAGGTGGGAAGCCTGTAAAGAACTTTGAAGTTTGGATGGAAACAGTTGCTGAGGTAACCGTTTTGGATGCAGACCCAAAAGTTTTGAGCCAGGAAGCATCAACCGAGTCTTGATCCAGTTAGCACTGGCAACAGGAATCCCGATGAGTGAATGGCAAACCGCAGAGGAAATTCTGACCGCGTTAGAAATACTTAAGGAGCAAGGGAATGGCAAAGGCTGAATTAGCATTTGACAAAACCGAACTTCGTGGCGTTTTTAAGGCGCTTAAGAACATGGACGAAGCTGCAACTGAGGAAGCAAGAAAACAGTCAGGCGCTCTCTCAGAATATGCACGCAAAGAGGTGATCGGCACTGCTAACGGTTTGCAGTCTAAAGCCGTAGCAGGTCGTATCGCCGAAGGTGCAAGGGTTAAGAAGTCATCAAAGATTGGCGAGATAACTTACGGTTTTGCATCTCAGAAATTTAGCGGTGGAGCAACGACCAAAGACATTTGGGGTGGTTCTGAATTTGGTTCAAATAAGTTTCGGCAGTTTCCAGTTTGGTCAGGGCGTGAAGGTCGCGGTTCAAAAGGTTGGTTTATTTATCCAACACTTCGCAGAATTCAACCTTACATTGTTAGTGAATGGACTGCGGCATTTAGTCGCATCCTGAAGGAGTGGGGATAATGGCAACAGGTACAAGAGCGTTAACCCTCAAACTCATTGCAGACATTGATGACTTTAATAAAAATCTAAATAAAGGTTCAACCGAGGTCGAAGGCTTTGGCGGCAAGATTGAGAAGTTTGGCAAAATCGCGGCAGCAGCGTTTGCGGCAGCAGCAGCGGCAGCAGTTGCCTATGCAGGCAAACTCGCCATCGATGGAGTCAAAGCAGCCATTGAGGATGAAGCAGCGCAGGTTCGCCTTGCAGCAGCTCTCGAAAACGCAACAGGTGCAACTCGCGACCAAATTGCAGCAGTTGAGGAACAGATTTCTAAAACCGCACTTGCAACAGGTGTTGCCGATGATCAACTTCGTCCAGCACTGCAACGCTTAGCGGTTTCTACAGGTGACACAACAAAGGCTCAAGAACTTCTCAACCTTGCATTGGATGTCGCTCAGGCAACGGGCAAGCCATTAGAAACAGTAGCAAACGCATTAGGTCGAGCCTATGATGGAAACACAACATCTCTTGGAAAACTAGGCATTGGGCTATCGGCAGCAGAACTCAAGACAATGAGTTTTACTGATGTTCAGGGCAGACTCTCAGACTTGTTTGGTGGGGCTGCAGCTAAGAACGCGGAAACCTTCCAGGGTCGCATGGATCGACTTAAAGTTGCATTTGATGAAGCCAAAGAAACAATCGGTTTTGCTTTATTGCCAATCATTGAGCGATTGGTTTCATTTGTTGTTAATCAGGTTGTTCCTAACTTTCAAAAGTTTGCCAGCGCTTTCGACCCAATCAAAAAAGCAATCAACGACAATAAAGAATCGTTTCAAACATTGTTCAACTTTATTGGCGATTATGTCATTCCAATTCTGATCACTCTTGCAGGTGGATCGCTTCGAGTTGTTGGAGAAGTGTTTGGCAAAATCATTAACATTATCGGCGCAGCAATAGATAAGATTTCAGCATTTGTTGAATCTGTTAAAAACATGATTAATTCAGTAATTGCAGCATATAACCGACTTCCCGGTCCTAACCTTTCCTTGATTAACACAGGCGGCGGTGGCGGCGGTGGCGGCGGTGGCGGCGGTGGCGGTGGCTTTAGTTCAAACGCTGATATTTTGGGCGCGGTTCAAGGACTCGCACTTTCCTCGACTGGCTTAGCAGGATTAGCGGCTGGTGGCGGCGGTGGCGGTGGCGGTGTTCCTAAATCCGTACTTAAAAATCAGCTTGAAATATATCTAGGTTTCAAAGAGCAATTAGAAAACATTCAAGACCAACTCATGGGAATTAAACAAGTTGACCCATTTACTTATGGCTCATTTAGAATGGGCGAAGCGAGAACAATGGAGCAATACAACATCACTGTCAATGGTGCGATTGACTCAGAATCTACTGCTCGCCAAATTGTAGAAATTCTTAATGACTCAGCAGCTCGAGGAACATTAGGAGCGGCAGGATTTAATCGATGACCGCATGGAGTCCAGTTTGGCAGGTGTCGTTGAACGGTGGGACTTTTACATCAGTCACACTTGCAAACCTGACAATAACATCAGGTCGGACGGACATTTATTCTCAACCTGTTGCAGGCTATTGTTCAGTTGAAATACTCAACACAAATCAATCAGCAGTCAGCATTGAGATTAACGATCAGATAGCAATTCAGGTCAAGGACTCTACAAACACTTTCGTTCCTATCTTTGGCGGTTTCATTACCGACATTGACCAAAGCGTTAAATCATCAGGGGCAAGTGCCATTGTCCAAACTTTCAAAGTTACTGCTTTAGGCGCTCTCTCTCGTTTGCCTAAGATTTTAACCGAAGGAGTCCTTTCAAAGGATTTTGACGGTGACCAAATCTATTCAATCCTTTCGGGACTTTTGTATAACTCTTGGAATGAAGTGCCTGCAGCTACTCAATGGAATACCTACAACGCAACTGAAATATGGGCGAACGCTCAGAACTCAGGACTAGGTGAGATTGACCAACCTGGGGACTATGAACTGACTGCACGATCAGCAGACACAACTGATGTCTATTCTCTCGTTGCCGCTCTTGCAACCTCGGGGCTTGGGTACATTTATGAAGATGCTCAAGGTCGAATCGGTTACGCCGATAGCACTCACCGCAGTCAATACCTTGCAGCTAACGGATACCTCGAAGTTACTGGTCATCATGCATTAGCCCGAGGCATTTCAACCTCACGCCGAATTGGTGACATCCGCAATGAGGTAACAATTACCTATAAAAATGGGCAAGAAGAAACTGCTGATGATTTAACTTCTCAGGCGCTTTACGGCAAGCAGGCTCAAAACATTCTGACATCTATTGAAAACGGCGTTGATGCTCAAACGCAAGCAGACTTTTATCTTGAACTTCGGGCTTACCCTCAGAGCCTGTTTAAGTCCATTACCTTTGAATTGACAAACCCTGAAATTGACAATGCCGATCGTGATCGACTTATCAAAGTTTTCATGGGCGAGGCATTAGACATTACTGACTTGCCTGCAAACATGGAGTCGGGCAGGTTTCAAGGCTTTGTTGAAGGGTGGACTTTTAACGCAGGATTTAACAAACTTTCAGTGACCTTATTTCTTTCGCCTGTTGCGTTTAGCCTCCAGGCGTTCAGATGGAACAATGTTCCAATAACCGAAACATGGAACTCGATTGACCCAACCCTGCAATGGATTAACGCTACAATAGTAGCCTGACAATAGGAGAACAATGGCAACAACAACCAATTATGGGTGGACAACACCTGATGACACCGCACTCGTCAAGGATGGCGCTGCTGCAATTCGCACGCTTGGTTCGTCAGTTGACACATCGGTTAAAGCGTTAAGCCCTGGAACAACCGCAGGTGACATCGACTATTACACGACATCAACCGCGAAGGCGCGTTTAGGCATCGGAACCGCAGGTCAGGTTCTAACAGTGAATGGCGGCGCAACTGCTCCGTCATGGGCAACTCCATCAAGCGGCGGAATGACTCTGCTAAGCACAACAACCTTGACAGGTGCTTCAGTAACTTTATCTTCCATCTCAGGAAGTTACAATGATTTGCAGTTAGTCATTAGAAATTACAAACCAGCAACAGATACGACTGCTTTAAGATTAAGAATAAACGGCGATAGCGGCGCGAATAGATATTTTCAAACAAATACATCAACATCAGATAATGGCGGCAGCGCTTTGGCTTTTGATGATACTTCTATGGCAATAGGTGCAACCAATGATAACTCTGTCGCGAATGGTTTAAGCGTTTTGAATTTTTATGATTACACCAATGCCACAACTTGGAAGATATTGGATTTCAGAGGAGTAACTGTTGATACAACTACTACGACCAATTTCAGAATGTATAATGGTCATGGTGCTTATAATCAAACTGGATCTATAACAAGTTTATTTTTATTTCCTGCTTCAGGAAATTTTACATCAG